AGTAGTACGTCATAGTAAGTTTCATTTGGGAATGTAGTTGTTTGTTCATCTGTCAACGAAATAGCAACAGTACCAGCTGCACGATTTGTGTAGGCGACTGCAAAGTCTGCGTACTTGGTTGTACGTGTTTGGTTCCAGGCTTGCGCGGCTACTGTCCAGCCTGTCAGGTTAATGGCCGCACCCAGGGCATCCTTAAACTCCAGCGTCACGTAGTAATCCGCACGACGCTGAAGACTAATGTTATAGATCCCAGGGCTTACGGCCATAGTGCACCTCTTGTGGGCAGTCTAGCTAAGTCACCAGTAGCGGTCTTGCCAGTCGTAAGTGCGGCTGTACTGCCAGATCATACCTGCAAGGATCAGGCCGATCAGCAGTAGAGCGCCAGCGACAATCAGCCAGCCCATGGCACACCAGCCGCTTTAGACGGATGGTGCTGCTCGTCAATTTGAGCTTGCAGGGCAGCTTCGATTTCGTTGACTTTTTCCTCGCCGCCTAGGGCTTCCTGTACCCAAGCGATTACGAGGTCTTGAGTCAGATCCGCGTAGGGAATCAGGTTTTCGGGGCGTTGGAAGCCGATGGAGCCGTAAGCACCAGCAGAATAGGTGCCGTCGTTGGCGTCAATGGTGTAGTGAGCGGTAAACACAAAGCCGTCGTCGGTTTCGCGTTCAAGGGTATTGATACCCCACGTGAAGGTGGTGGCCATGATAAAGAACCAGACTATGACAGAGTAGTTGGGTTGCAACCAGTTGGGAAGGGTCGGCTGTCCACCCTAGAGAAGGTGACTACAACGCCTAGCCAATCTTGATCGCGCCATCAGACATTTGAATCACGGCATCGCCGGTCATCTTGATGCTGCCACCCTCTTTGGTGGTGATGGTGACGCCTTCAACCAGTTCGGCGGCGTGCTTGACCAGCTCGGTCACGTCTTCGTCGTTGTCCTTGGCGCGGATCTCAAGCTTCGTGACTGGAGTCCGAGTCTTCCATTCTTTGTTCCCGTCAACGCGGGCGTACTCTTTGCCGCCTGAACGGAAGACGAGATCGTTATCGTAATCTGGTTTGGTCATGGTCTCCAGGGGATCGTGGCCAGGGGCAGGAGGTGCAAACTCGCTGCCCCACCAACCCTATCACGCATTAAAAAGGGCGGTGTGTACCGCCCCAGACGTTTTAACGAGTAGGTCTTACGGCTCTAGCGCGGTAACACGAGCCTTCAGGTTTTCGATCTCAGCCAACGCTTCCTGCAGCGCAGCGGTCAGCAGGGGCACCAACTTGGACTGGTCGATGCCTTGGTAGACGGGATTGCCGTTTTCATCAACAGCATCCTTCTCGCCAGTCACGCACTCAGGGACAACGGCTTGCGCTTCGTGAGCGAGGAAGCCGTCAACCGTCTTGTCTGGATCCGCGATGAAGTTAAAGCGGTGAACTTGGAGCTGGTTGACGCGATCAGCAGCACCAGTTAGCGGGACAACGTTTTCCTTGAGTCGGTAGTCGGAGGAGGTGTTGTAGGCGGTGGCGGTGGTTGTAACCGAAATAGTGCCGACAAGGGTACCACTCCTGTAGATGTCTACTATTGGACCGTCAGTATTATCTCTGTTGACAAAGATGCACGGTTGGTCTGCACGCTTCGCAATAATCCAGCCCTCTGCGCCTCCAGTTTGTACGCCTGTTGTACTAACGGTTCCATCAGGAGTACAACCAAACCCAATTCTTCCGTTTGCCTGAATCCTCATCCGCTCCGTCGGGCTGCTTGCTCCGTCGGCAGTAGTGGAGAACACTAGCCTTGATGGAGCATCATCATTTGCAGAACCATGACCTGTTTCCGCGTAGGCTCCAATTTCTGCACCAATGAGTGTCGAGCCACCGTAGCCGTCAGCGGCTTCAAAGCTGATTATGCCAAGGGGATCGTTAACGCTAAGTCCTCCATTGCTCGAGGCATCGCCTCCCCTGTTTTTCAGGAGAATTAGCTTGCAAGGATTTGCGTCATTCCCGAATTTATGCAAAAGCAGGGAGGATTCACTGGTGGTTCCGCCAGCTAATTGAATAGATGGGGCTACAGAGGCAAAGCTAAGGGAGGTACGCGCAGAAGACGTGCCAACTAACAACCTGCCGGAGCTGTCGATGCGGGCGCGTTCGGTGTCATAACCATTAGCGCCAAACGTTAAAGCGCCACTGCTACATCCAATACCTGCGCTACTTACTGAATCAGAGAGTGCAATCTGAGCCCCAGTTGTTCCTGTTCTACCAAATGCAGCAATAACAGCATTTGTGTCGGAGACTACTAGCTTTGCGCCAGGCGCAGTAGTGCCAATCCCTACGTTGCCTGCTGGCGTAATTCTGAGTTTTTCGGTTCCGTCGCCAGAAGATCCCGCTGCCTGCGTATAAAAGGTAAGAGCCGTGCCAAAATTATCGCCAGAACGTTCTCCCCTTACAGAAGCAGTTGAACCGCCCGATTGATTACTATTTCTAAACATTAAACGGGCAAAATATCCATCGGCGTTAACTTTATCTCCCGATACAAAAACATCATTCAGTTGTCCCACGTCGTTAGCGTGATTACCAACTGATAACGTTCCAAGGGGGCTACTAGTCCCCAGACCTAAGCGGCCACTGGAGTCCAGGCGCATCCTCTCGGTTGAGCCGGTCCAGAAGCGGATGTTGCTACCAGCTTCGTCTATATAGAATCCATCGCCAGTTTGCGAGTCGGCGTTAAGTAGAGAAACTCCGCCGCTATCTGCCCAGGCGTACAGCCTTCTGCTGGCTGAGCCAAAGCTGAAGATGTCCGAGCTGGCCGTAATGTCAACACGGGCGCCAGTGCTTGTGTTAGATCCGATTTGTACATTCCCATTCGCATCAACAAACAACCGCCCAGTGCCATTAGTCGAGATGGCTACTTGGTCTGCGCCGGGGGAGTAGATGCCGGTGTTGGTGTCACCGGTGAAGGTAATCGTCGGTGCGCCAGCAGTACCCAACGGATGCTGCGCGATGCTGTCGAATGTTGCGGTGCTGGTAACGTCCAGCGTGCCAGGCAGATCAATCGAGCTGGTCCACTCAACACCGGTGCCAGCGGCATCAGTTTGGATGAGCTGGCGGGCGGCACCATCTTGCAGCTTCGAGACCGGCAGTTCGTCGGCGACAATGCCGACCCAGGTGCTGCCGTTCCAGACTTTCATCTGAGCAGGGGACACACTCGTGTCCAGCCACTGCTCACCTGTGTAGTTTCCGCTGCTTCCGCCAGAAGCCGGCACACTGTTTGGTGCCGTGGTGCCAACGTGCACCGGGCCTACTTTGACGATGCCTGTGCCAGCGGAATCCTTGAAAAACAGGCCGGGGCTTGCGGTGTTCGTGTTGATCGCAAGCTGACCGTCTGCAATCGTTGTTGTCGGGCGCTTATTTGCAGTGCTGCTACGAAGATGCTTGTACGTGGCCATGCCTTAACTCCCAATGGGACGGCGTTACTGGCCAAGTCTAGTATTCACCTTCGTCAATCTCGAATTCATATTCAGCGAGTGTTTCCGTGATCGTTTTGAACTGCACGTAGTAATCGACATTGCTGACCTTTACAAGCAGCTCACCCGGTGTGCCCCCTCTGGGCAGGTTTTCGCCGTTGTAATTGAAGCCGGACATGCCACCGCTCAGTAGGTACCTTCATCGACAGTGCCAACAGTCATGGCACCCGTGGAGTTGTTGACCTCAATTTCTGTGGTTTCAAGGACGATGCCCAGTGTTGATGGTGTGGCGATTTGGACGCGGCCCCACAATGTGGTCAGAGCTGCTTCGGCGTCCGCAACGCCGGTCATGGCGGGCGTTAAGGAGCTACCAGCAAAAGTGACGTCTCCAGCATCAATAACGCTGATGCCGGCACCAACCAAGTTGACGTGTGTCCATGTTGTGCCTTGGCCGGGGCTTAGGATCCAGTCGCCGACGTCGAGGGAAACCGCAGGCGCGGGTGATGTGCCAGTGCCGGCAGTAGTTACCAGCAGATACACACCAGCGCTAGAGGCTGTTGGTGAAATCAGTGAAGATCCGACTGTCAGGCCAGCGCCAGCGCCGTAGGTGTTCAGGCTGGCAATGGTGTTGGTGTTTGCGTTGTAGGTACCGCCAAAACGCAAATTGGCCTGAGCGCCGAATTCGTTGTTGAGCGGGAGGTAATAGCCCTGTGGAGGAGAAACTTGGCCAACCCACACGTAGGCAGTACGGTCAGTGGGGTTGATCCAGAGCTGGCCCGCAAACTCAGGAACTGGCTGGCTGCTACTGACTTGCGCAATGCCGTAGTCGGCAAGCTGTTCTGCTGTGACGCTATTGGCAGCAAGCCGCGCTGATGCAAACGTACCAGTCGTGATTTTGCTGGCATCTAGCTCGGGGATGTCAGTTGCGGACAGTGCCAGTGCAGCAACAATGTGACCTTGGCTGTCGTAGGTGACCTTGGCAGCACTTGCCGGGGTGATCGAGTTGTTGTGATTGAGTGTTCCAGCGCCGTCGACGCCGAGGCCGGAGCCGGGTTTGACGACACCAATACTGCTAGCCGTAGCGACTGGAACGTCAGCCGCGATGATTTGCCGGCCGCCAGTGACCAGACCTTTGGCGTTGTACTGGACGACGTGATAATTACTGGCTTCGGCGGTGACCGTGTTGTTGATGACGACGGTGTCGCCGCTCATCGTCAGGCCGTTGCCATTGACAACAACAGCACCTTTGGCACCGGTGGTTGCTGTTGGAAGATCGCCCGCAGCAATCGTGCGGTACCCGACAGTTCCAGCAGCGGAAGTCGGACCAGCGAGGAATTGCGCTGCTGCGCCAGTAGCGTCCAGTGAAGTTGTGATCGTGACCTGATCACCGGATGTGGTGACGGTCAGGTTGACGATGCCGGCTGTGTCACCGACAACGGTGTTGATGCTGCCGGCGGCTTTGATGCTGACCCAAGCGCCGCCGTTCCAGCAGTAGATCTTGCTGTCGTCGGTGTCCAGTGCGATCTGACCAACGAAGGCGCCAGAGGCGGGAAGCGTCGTGACGAGATCGACGCTGGATTCGTCGGCCAGTTTGGCGGCGGTTACAGCGTCGTTGGCGAGTTCGCCCGTATTGACGCTGGCGTCCTGGAGCGCATCGCCGCTGATGGTGTTAGCACCAAACAGGATCTTGGCGCTCGGGATTGTCGCGTTGGCAATCAGCGTGACGGCGTTACCGACAAGGTCAGTAACCGTGATTTTTTTGGTCTCGCTGGCGCTGATGTCCGCAATCGCCAGAAGATCGCCTGCGGCCAAGTTGCCGCCAGCAAGAGCCGCCAGTTCCGTAATCCTGAGATCGGCCATGCCCGCAGCTTCCTGGCAGTGCTTACAGTTAAACCCAGTCTAGGGCTTACTCCAGTTCTTCCAATAGCAGGTAAGACGTTGGATCCTGTTCCAGCTCGATCTTGCCGTCGGATTCTTGCAGCAGGTAGCGTTTTTGCTGCGTGCGGGCCTTTAAGCGGATTGGTCCAGTGGCTACAAAGTCAATCGTTCCAACGATCACGCTGTCCGGCGTAAAACTTACTGCTGCACTTGTGACCAGTGCATCAAATTCCCACCACAATGCGTCGTTAATTTGCGTGGCAGAAAAAGATCCTGTTTGGGCTGTAGTGTTTTCAGCTTTTACGTAAAATTTGCCGTGAAAAGATGAGCCAACTTCTGTGCGGACAACCAACTGCATCAGGTAATGGACAGGCTCTGTGCCAGCAACGTTGGTGTAGTCCCAGTGTGCGGTTAGTCTGCCGCTTCCTGTGATCAGGCTGCTGTATTGCTGGCGGTGTTGATCGCTGAGTGTTGTGATGTCGACTGTTTCGCGGTTTGTGTTGAGTTCGTACTCAACAACATCAGCGAGGATGCGGGAGTCACGATCTCGAACAGTTACGCGGATCGGGATGTTTCGCGTAATCGTTGTAAGACTTATTCGGCCTGCTGTACTGCCTTCTAAGCTGTCGTCGAAGTTGTTGTACAGCTTAATTCCACCGAGTTCGTCTATAGCTACGTACCAGTTACCGCTGGTTTGGACGCTGCCGACTGTCCAGCCCGCTGCAGATACAAAGTCTAAATTTGTGCCGTCCGTGGTGGCTATTTCAATTAGATCGCCACTAACTAGGTAACCTTCGTCGAAATCGAAACTGAAACGATCTCGCTCAGTGTTTACGTCCGAAGGATTGACGATGGACTCTAGTGACCCTTCTAGAGACTTACGGGTAAGCTCGATTTGGCCGATCTGACCTAGGTAGATGCCCATTAGATAGTTACCGCCGTTAGTGCTCCAGTGCCTTGGAAGCTGATTTGGGCAGAGCTGACTTCACCCACGCTGGCACCAAACGAGACGCTGGTGATGTAAGCAGTCAGTTGCACGTCGCTGTTTGTGTTGCCATCCGCCAAACGCAGACGCATTGTGACGGTATCGCTGCTGGATACGCCAGCAACACGCAGCACTCTCTTCAAAGCTGTGGCGGCGTCATTGCGGCCTGCGTCGTCTTTGTAGTACAGCAGTGTGGCGCTGCCGTTGAATTCTTGGACGCCTGGCGCGTAACTGCGTTGTGATTCGCCAAGCGTGGTGGTTTCCAGCACTTCAAGAGAGCCAGTCAAGGTCCAGTTACTGACCTTGATCTGCTCGGTGCCGTCGATCAGCAGGCGGCCATCGCGTCCGGTATAAACCTTGGCCATTAGATCACCGCCACCAGATTCACTGTAACGCTGCTACGGCCGGGTCTCACTGAGCGGATTTGCGGCTCGCTTTCGTAGCGCCACTTTGTGCCAGGTGGCGCATCCAAAGTT